CCACCAATCTGCTCTTCCACCTGACGACGGTACTCCAGCGCAATGTGCTCGTTGATGTGCGCCATAGCTGCGGCCATGATCGCCTGCGCCTGCGGGTTCATCTGCATCAACTGCACAATCTTCGGGTTCTGAATCGCAGACATGTGCGTCTGGATGTGCGCCTGATGGTTCTGCTCGATGAACGCCTTGACCGGCTTCATGGTCAGCAGGTTCTGGTTCTCCTGCACCGGGTCGGTAGGCACCATGTCATCTTCGATGGGCACGAGCTTGGACGCGTTCTTGATGCCCAGCACCTCGATCATCTGGCGGTGCAGCAGGGGCATGTCGTAGTACTGCGGAGCACTCTGAGCCAGTTGGAACACCGCTTGGTACTGCACGATCTTCTGCGCCATCGTGGCAGCGTTCGGGTCGGACACGGGGATCACCTCCACCATGTCGTAGTCGCTGCGCTTGGCACGGGGGCTACCCTCCTCCGGCTCGTAGCTGTAGTCCTCGGCGGTGTAGTCAGCGATGATGGTCTTCAGGAGCTTGAACTCCTGTTTCATCGTGTAGTGCATCCGCGCTTGAACTGCGCCCATCACCTTCAGGGTGCGCTCTAGAATCGCCAGCGTGGTGCCCACCGGAGCCTGCGACGACATGTCGCTGACCTTCATGTCGCCAGCGGACGCAAACGCACGGCCTTCCTGCACGATCTGGTTAAACAGCGACATCAGAACTTGGCTCGGCTCCTTGTACGGCAGCGGCAGGATGTTGTCGCGGATGGACCCGGACGGCACGTCTACGTCTCGGAACTCCCCCGGAGCGATGGGGGTGTCATCTCCCTTGATGCGAAGACCCCGCGATTTGAGACCACCGGGCAGGTTAGACAGAGTGCCAGCGTCAACAAGCTGGCGGATAAGCATCGTCGCGCTCTTGGCGTACCCACCGATGAGGTGGATGAGGCCATAGCCATAGAAACCAAACCCGGGAATGTATTGATAATGTACGAAGTGGTGTCGCTTGAGCTTGAGAGCGTCTTCCTCGTACCAATTCCTGCGGATCGCCAGAATCTTGCGAGTACCCTTCTCCACAGTAACCACGTAAGGAAGCGCAATGCCCGTGAGGCGGCCCTTCTTGTCCTTGTCTTCATAGCCTTTGAGGTCTAGGTTGACGTGCATCTCAAGCATGCGATAGCGCGCATCGTCAATGGCGCTCATGCCCATCTCTTCGGCCTTCTGCTTCTCGATGTCGTCTAGCTGGTAGGTCGGCTCGCCCAGTTCAACGTCGCGGTAAAACCCAGCCTCGATCAGCTTGGTCACCTCGTTCTCGGTCTTGCGCATGACGTGCGTCACACGCTCAGCAGTCTCCAGATTACTCGCGCCGTACGGCACGACGATGTCCTCGGCTGGGATGAACACCGCAGCCTGACGCCCAAGGCTGGGGTCGTAGTACACCTTCTTGAACGCGCTGCCCGCAATCGGCAGGTTCCACAGCATCTTCTCGTGCTCCGGGCGATACTCATACATCACCTCGGTCAACTGGTAGTTCATGTCCGCGCGCACGCGCATCGCGGCTTCTTCCTTCTGCGGGGTGTCCTTGCCAATGATCACCGTCTTGACAGGGCCAGCAGCCGGGAACGTCTCAGTGATGCCCTCGGACTGGAACCGCACAACGGACTCGGTGAGCATCGGGTGGAACACACCACACGCGCCGTTCCACGGCTCGGTACGCTCTTCGTATTTCAGGCCCAGCAGCTTCAGACCCTCCACGTACGTGGTCATCCACTCCTTGCGGTCGTTGATGTCCTTGTCAAAATCCTCAACCAACTCTTCGCCCAGACTCTGCAATGCGGACTCATCCATGTACTCCGCGAGGTTGGCGTCGAAGTCCTTGTCGTTCGTCTTTGGCTCCGGGGTCAGGCTGATCTCGATGTCGCCCATCCGAATGTCCACTTCGTCCGGGTTCTCGATCTCGATTTCAATCGGTGGCTCGGGCATGACTGCCTCCAGCCCCATGGGCGCGCCGTACAGAGATTTGTCCATTGAGCTAGTGGCCATATGAATTCCTTAAACCGTGTAAAACCGTTCCTTGCGGGGACTACGGAACCATTGAATTTCCTCCGGCTCATCAGACGGAAGCCGAATAAACCCACCTTGGCGAAACCGCATGAGCGCCTGAGTCGTGGAGTCCACCAAGTCGTCGTTCGTCCCGCTGGGAAAGTCGTTGCACTCCTCAATGACCTCCCGCGCCCAACGCCGGTCGGGTGCCCACACCATCCCTGAAGAAAACATATCAGCGACGGCATTAACCCGGCTGATCTTATCCTGCCCCTTGCCGGGAGTAAACTCTCCGACAGGCACGCCCATGCGCCTAAGCTCCTGATACAGCGCCGCGCCGTTACTCTTCTTCTCCACCACGAACGCGTCCGGCTCCCACTCCTTGTACTCCTCAAGGACTAACTTCTTAAGCTCCGGGAACTCCATTCGCTTCTTTATCGCGTTCAGGAGGATGATGTTGTACGCGCCAGTCTCCTCGTTCATGAACACGCCCCATGTCGTCAGGGCGTTGTAGTCAGACCTGTTGTTGGACTCCTGCGCTGCGTCCAGACTCATAATCGTAAAGTCGCACTGGGGCGGCGTGTCCTTGTCCCAAATCTGCCACCATTCGCGCTTAATAAGAGCGCCCTCCTCGGAGACCGGGTTCTGCATGTACTGCGCTTCCCAGTAGCGCACGTCCATCCCGGCCTTCTTGGCCAGCAACTCCTCGATCCCCCAGAACTCGGGCCACAGCGGCTTGTCGTTCAAAATCGCCGGGAACTCCATCACCTCCCACGGCTCGACGCCCTCTTCGCGGGCCATCTGGTTCAATATCTGCCCGGTCAGGTCCAACTTGGACCACCGAGTCATCACCACGATGATCGCGCCACCGGGCATCAGACGCTGTATCGGGCCAGACTGGAACCACTCCCATGCGGGTAGGAAAACATCCGGTTTTCCCAACTTGGCTTCCTGCTCAGAGTGTGGGTCATCGATGATGAACAGGTCCGCCCCTCGCCCAGCCAGCGCACCGCCCACGCCAATCGCAAAATACTCGCCTTGAAAGTTGGTTCCCCAGCGCGAAGCTGACTTGGAGTCCGCCTGAAGCTCAACTTGCGGAAAAATGTCCTTGTACGAGTCCGATCCGACCAGATTTCGCACCCGACGACCGAAGTTCACCGCCAAATCGGCAGTGTGGGAGGCCATGATGACCTTTTTATGCGGAAACTTGCCCAAAAACCACGCTGGAGCGAGGTACGAGATCAATTCTGACTTGCCGTGACGGGGCGCGATGTTCACGATCACCCGTTTTTTGCGACCAGCGGCGATGTCTTCGAACAATTTGGCCAATCTGCGGTGGTGCGGACCCACCTTGTAGCCCTGATAGACGTGTTGAGCGAAGGAAAGTAAGGATTCCTTACCCAAAATCTGGGCAGACTCCGCATCCCACGCCTTCAATAGATCCAGCGTACGCTTTTTGTCCTCCAACGACATCGTTGGAAGCAGGTTTTTCAGCGTTTGGATCTGTTCAGGCGTGATTTTCATCGCTGGGAGGGCTTGCAATGACCCTTGCCTGAACATCGACGGTGCGTTTTTCCAACTTTTCCAGCGTTTCAAGCAGTTCTTTCTCCACTTCTTCGATGGATTGCTGCTTGACGGTCATCTCAGAGCGTTTCTTGAATGCATCCACGCCATCAATCTCGCCCAAACTGCGCAGTGCTGCGATGCGAATCTTGCCGTCGGGGTGTTCGGTCTCGGCAACCAGCTTGTTGACCACGTATTTCTTCAGGTCCGCCAACTCTTTGACCACCAGCGTGTCGTGCTGCGCAACCATCCCGGCCAGATAGGCAATCGTTGGGTTGGAATAGTTCTGCAGGGCAGGGGCTTGCCCCGGGTTGGTCATCATCTGGCGCGCCAAATCCAAGGCTTTGCCCCTGTCTTCTTCACTTGGTTCTATTGGGTTGCCTGTCAAATCGGACAGCAGCTTGACTGTCCTTGCCCGCATATCAAGCTCCTCGCGTGGCGATAGCTCGGGCATTGCTTCCGTGGCATTAGCCGGAAGTGGGACATCGTGGTCGATGTCAGGAACGTATTCCGCAATGTTTGCGTTGTCCATAGGAGGAAAGGAGGCACTCCGTGAATTGCGCGAAATATACCACGCATTTTTGACTCGTGGGACTCCTACCCGGGGGGTGTTTCTGTATGAGCGTGAGCGAATAGTGCCCGGGAAAAACGAAGGGGGAGGGGGGTATGTGTAAAGTAATTAGGCTAAAAGTAGTAAAAGAGTTGCGTGATTTGTGCAGGTCTTGGTGTATGGGGCGGCGGGGGGACCCTTGCGCGAATCTGGGTGGTGGGGGGTCCGATCCCCGTGGAAACTTGACTCTTGAAGGGGGTATGGGGCATAAGAGATACAGATGCAGCAATGGTGCTGCATCACAACCGGAGAAAGCAATGGAAACAATCCAAACCCTTTGGTACTGGCTGACCCGCTACATGGTAGCGATTGAGTGGGAGGGACAAGAGATAACCCACTGGGCCAAGACGGAGCGCGAAGCGCTTGAGTGGCTGGCCTGTTACCCGGACGGGCTGGGGCTGGTGGGCAAGCGCGGCAAGTTGATCGCTGCACGCTGGAGCGAGCAATGAGCACGATAGCAGGCTGGGCCTGCGTCGTATGGATGGTTGCAGTTGCCTGCATCCTGATGATGTGAAACCCGGGGGGCCTTGTGCCCCCCACTAACTGGAGACTGAGATGAACACAATCGATATCCATGCTCTGCCCGCCTACGGGCGGGATTACAAATCTGCGGCGGCTGTCAAGGCCGACTGGGCGGCTGGAAAGGATTTCCAGTGCGCTACCACCGGGCGCTATCTCAGCGTCCGGGATCAAGTGCCCGGGCAGGTTTGGGTGCGCTATGCCCGCCTGACTAAGCTGGTGCGGGTGCAATAGGGTAGATCGTCGCGGAGTAATCAACCGGGGGGCCTTGTGCCCCCCATCAACTGGAGAATGAAATGAAAAAGCAAACCACCGCACAACGCATCGCCCGCTTCATGGGTGAAGACGTGATGAACCCTGTCTTTGTCTTCCTCGCCATCGAGCACTACACAAGAGAACTAGAGAAGATTGACGTCAGCCAGACTGACTTCGGGATCATCAAGGCGCAATTGATGATCGACATTGCCGAGGACTGGAAGCGCTCCGCCGTCGCGGAGTAATCACAACCGGGGGGCCTTGTGCCCCCCACTAACTAGGAGAATGAAATGAACAAAACCCGCGAAATGCATCTCGCCACCTACGGGATGCTCCTCTACACCGAGCTTCAGACACTTGCTGGCACTATCGATCCCGACGAGTACAGGCGCAAGGAGGACATTCTTGACATCGACACGCGCCTGTCGTGGTACGAACAACTCGGCCTGTCGTGGCACGAGCAAATGGTCGTGGAATCCGCGTTTACGGAGGTACAACGGCCATGAAGCCAACCAACGAAGCCCTGCAAACTGTGCGACGCCATGGCGTGGAGCATGTCCTGTATTGCCTCGGCGTGAAGCCTGACGAACTGCGCGCCATCCGTGAGGATGATCCAGAGTTGTACCAACAGATCGTTAGCGTGCGCAACGCGATGAGCCGCCAACTGGCGCGCAACACGCGCAATGTGTTAAGCGAGGATTGACCAAGGGGGCTGCGGCCCCTTTGATACCAGTTATGTGTCGTCGCGTGCGTCGGGCGCGAGGCCGGACAAGCGCGCTATTTAACGCTTCAGTCCCCCCTGAAGTTTTGACTTTTCCGGGTGATATAGGGCATAACATACTTACCGGGTGGCGGGCGCTACCCGGGTCAACCCACTAGGAGATAGTGAAATGAAAGCAAAGCAAACGGCCGTTCAGGCCGCAGTGGCCCCCCGTTCCCTGAAGGACGCGGGTTACCAAACCGCTCAATTGGGCGAAGGCCGCATGGCGGTGGCGCGGTACGTTCTGGAGCAGTGCCCGACGTTTCTGGACGACTGCCCGAAAGAGGTGAAAGAGGAATTGTTCGCGGGTTTTCAACTGCGCGCAAACGAACTCTGGGGCAGCAAAACCTACCGCAACGGCGATACGGGCGCGCTAATCGAAGATCCGAACGGCGGTATCACTCTGGACGTGAACGTCGCCATGGCCTATACCGCGCAGTCCTACGGGAAACTGAAGGACGAAAACCCGGCGCTGCATGGCCTGATTCGCGTCTGGCGTGACCGATTCAGTAAGTACGCCAGCAACTGCATGAAAGATCTGAAAACGGGCTGCAAACGTATCCTGAATGAGGATGCCCCCCGTGAACGGGCATCTAATAAGACGTTCGCTGAAGCGCTGAAGGATGCGTTCGCGTCACTCGATAAACGGGTGAAAGTAGCGCAGGCCCGTACGTTGACCGACTCGACTGCTGACCCGGTTAAATACCGCATGGCGGTTGACGCGTTCTGGAAAGTCTACAACGGCTAATCGCCCCAACCCCGCATGGTTTGCGCCATGCGGGGTTTTTTTGTGCCCGCTTTTTGATACCAGTTATGTGTTTTCGCGCGCGCCCGGGCGCGAGTCAGCCGGACTATTTAACGCTTCAGGTCCCCATGAAATCTTGATTATCTCGCCTGTGGTGTGGCATAACATAATCACCGGACAGCAAGGTGCTGGCCGGATCAACCTGCTTTATGGAGAAAACATGAAAGCAAAACAAACACCTGTGCAACAGGCTGTCGCTCCCCGCTCCCTCAAAGATGCTGGGTATCAAACTGCTCAGATCGGTGAGGGCCGCAAGGCAATCGCCCAGTTCGTGCTGGAGCAGTGCCCGGATTTCCTCGACGATTGTCCGGCGGAAGTGAAGGCGGAACTCTTCGCTGGCTTCCAGCTTCGCGCTCACGAACTGTGGGGAGCACAAGCCTTTCGGCTGGGTGAGGGTGGTACCTTGATCCCGGCGGCTGATGGCGGCATCAGCATCGATGTGAATGTGGCCATGGCGTACACAGCACAATCGTATGGCAAGCTCAAAGAAGAGAATCCGGCCCTGCACTCCATCGTCAAACAATGGCGTGAGAGATTCTCCAAGTACGCCAGCAATTGCATGGCTGACCTGCGCAGTGCCTGCAAGCGGATTGTGAATGGAGACGCACCGAAAGAGCGTGCCCAAAACAAGGTATTCGCGGAGGCCCTGAAAGATGCCTTTGCCGCACTCGACAAGCGAGTGAAGGTTGCACAATCCCGCACCCTGTCGGACTCGACAGCCGACCCTGTGAAGTTCCGGCTGGCGGTCGATGCCTTCTGGAAGGTGTATAACACCTAATCACTACAAGCCCCGATCTGGCTCCGGCTGGGTCGGGGCTTTTTTTGCGCCCTGTTTGATGCCAGTTATATGTCTTCGCGCGCGTCCGTGAGCCTGCGTGAGCCTGCCGATGCCAATGCGTGGCACAAGAAAGTTATTTAACACTTCAGGGTACCCTGAAGTCCCGCCGTTCCAGCCCAATTGGAATTTGTTCCAACGGAATTGGAATCGAGTTGGAATCTTGGAATTTCTTGTTGGAAGTTAGTGAAGACTAAGTTCCAGCGTTCCAACTCATTTTGACCACGATTCCAAAATTGGAACCGCGTAAGTGCTTGATTTTATTGGGTTTTTGCCTGAAAAATTCCAAAATTCCAAGATTCCAGCAGTTTTGTGTAAAGCTAGACTTTGGAGAGTTTCGTGATCGCAAGGGCTGTTTTGCAGGTGCTTAAAAACTAAGCAAAAAAAGAGCACCTTCGCAACCCGCCGTTCTTTTAAAAAAGCTGGAATATGGAATATCAACAACTTATACACACTACACTACTCTCTATCTCTTTGATTTCATTAGCTTTTTCCTTCGCTTTTCCTCTTATCCACAGTTCCAATTTTTGTTCCAGTTCCAACCCTATTCTGACACTCTTTACTCTTCCGTTTCACATTGTGTGAATTTTTCGTTTTTCACCTCTTACACCAAACTTACAAAACGACCCCCAAACGAACTTTAAGCAAAAGCTTTTTCTACGCTCAGCGATTCCAACTCCCGCCGGTCTCCCATCTAACTTTTTTACACAAAGACTTGCTTTGAAGAACCACCCGTGGTACAATGACCTCTGTGGGGAAAGCGTCTACACAACCCCACAATTTAACGCTTCAGGGTACCCTGAAGTACATCCCAACCCAACCGGAGAAAGCATCATGAACGCATCGTTCCTTTCCACTTCGTGGGCCGTCCCCACCTCCACCCCCACCGATGCCACAGCGCATCACGCTGCCTTCCCCCGCCCCGT